AGAACACATGTCACGAATTTGTTTGACGTTTACCCACGATCGCAGAATTGTAGACTACCAAGTCTATAATTTCCACTGTGACTTATTTGGTGATCTTTCTTACGTGTCGAGCTTCTATCTCAGTAAAAGACCAACTTTGGCCGGTAAACTGTTAATGGTGGAAGCCCGTAGATTAAATCCACACGACAATCGCTTGCAAGTTGATCCGTGTTGTTTCACAACAGCCAGAGATGTAATTGATGATTACGGTAGAGTATCTGAACTCATCACATTGCACCTGTTGAGAAAACTGGGCGCTGATCTCCTATTGAAAGTTGGAGGGTTCATTGATATCACTCACAACCACCCAGTACCGCAGTTCCTTGGTTCCCTTAAACCAGGCCATGTGTTCTTACAGCTAATAGTATGGACTTGGGACTATCCTTCTTACGAAGGGTGGTTTCTCGACGTTGAGTCCGGTCCTGCTCAAATTGAATTGACAATGAATCAATCGGAGATTAATTGCATACGCAATATCCCGACCCACACTGCAAAACGGGCTCCGCTTGATCGAGGCTACTGCCTGTCATCAATTAATGCAAAGAACGCGTCAATGTTTCTGATCAAAATGTTGATGTTCAACCTGCTTCTGTTAGATAATTCCGTAGAAGCTGCCGAAACAGGACAACTACCTTTCCCTCCAACAAGTTTTGAGGATGTGGTGGTAGCCTCCTTAAGTTTCTGGGTCGCTGTCGGAGATTTCTTTCTTGAGGCTGTGGGATATCCCTACAACATTGTGGTTAGTGCAGCCGTTCCGTGGCTCAATACCCAGACTCTTTACTTAGTCGGTTTTGTCGCTCTAAACGTCGCCATGCCGCTCCTGTTGACTGCCGGCATCATTAGTTGTTACCGTTGCATCGTGGATGTTTTACGAAGTAAATTTCCCGCGGTGAAAACAATCTCCTATGAGGACGACGTCGTGAAAACCCGAGTTTCAGTTTGTACCGATGAAAATCATACAGGCGGATTCCCTACCGTCGTGCACGTCAAATTTCCATCAACCGATGTTTTAAACAATAGAGTTAATGAGATGGCTATCGATGGATCAGGATTTTTCCCTTCTGATAGGAAAGAGGTTGTGGCAATTATGTTGCAAAAACCAGATGGAACGTTGACACCACATGGAATGGGCTTCAGAGTTAAAGACCACATTGTGACAGCTAGGCATATAGCTGAACCAATCGTGGGCTCTTCCTATGATGTCTATTTAGTCCCTTTTTCTCTGAAAGGGCGCAATTATGTTTTAGATGCTGCAAGGGCAATACAGATCGACAAGAAGATTTTTGATGAGGATGAAAACGTAATCCTCACAACTCGAGTCGATGCCTTTGCTACTCCACTCGCAAAAAAAGTATGGAGTGAACTGCAGGTTGGCGAATCATCCGTCAATCGAAAATCGTCTTACAACATCAACGTTAGCACAGTAGGTTTCGAGAAAAGTTGCAATATGCTCGTCATCTCTAATGGCAAAACGAGCAAAGCCGATGAGCAATCCCTTGAGATCGCGCACACTGCTTCAACCTTGAAAGGTTATTCAGGCGGCCCTATTTATTCAGGCAAGTCTGTGGTTGGAGTGCACGTGAGCACGCTAGGCGGGAAAAATATAGCCGTGCGAATCGAACTTGTAACGTGGTTCATTAATAAGAGCCTCGAAGGTTCTCGTGTTGATGAAGAGTCGACGGATATCGTGTTTGACAAAGTTAGACAAGTCGTCCGCTACAAAGGTAGAGCATACGACGTCAATTTCTTTGACGAGCATGTCGCCGCGGCTATTCATAACGACAGTGGTGAAATTTTCCTGCGAGGTTTTGATGAGTTCGAGGACGACGAGATCATAGGTTATCAAGATGACATCGAGGATCTTCAATATGAAGCTAGAAGAGATAACACTGTCGAAGATGTAGTTGACAGGATTCATAGTACATACGCGCAAAAGTACGGGCTCAACCTTGGGAAATATAGGCCGCGTAAAGGAAAGAAGAATGCCAACTACGACGATGAAGCTTATGAATCCGATACCAGCGAATCCTGCACTAAAGTTCCAGCCATAGCTGATCAACCAGCTGTTGAGGTACCCTCGCGTCGAGGAAAGAAGAAAAAGTATCAACCAAGAAAGAATTCAGATGAGTCTAATGAGGCTTATCAAATTATCGATACAAAGAAACCTCAACACCAAAGGCCATTTGATCCAGCTAACGAGAACGTAAAAAAATACGTGGACGAGCATATCGAAGAATTAAAAACCATGGGATTTGAAGAAAACACTTATCAAATGCCCATCATGACCCCCGCAGCAGAAGATGTATCGCTAATGCGCCACTTGGAACTAAAGCACGAAAGGTATCTTAAAATGAAACAACCACCGACAGATAATGAAATGAAGAGAGCGGTTGATATCTGGATTGCTAAGAACCCAGGTTGTCGGTTTATCACAGACCCCGATTACGACACAACAAAAAATATCAATAAAATTATTAATTCAACAATGATTAAGGATAAGAAGAGCCCAGGCTACCCATTTATGGATGAAGGCCTGATGAATAACGCTCAAGTTCTTGAACATTATGGCGATTCCATGGCAGATCTAGTACGCGCAAGCTGGAACGATCCTTTTGTAGCCCGCTGGATGCCAAAATGTGAGTTAACTAAGGAGAAAAAGATATTGGCCGAGATGCCTAGATGTGTCAATGGATGCGGTTTAGCAAAGACAATTAAAGACATGTGCATCTTCCGCAATTTCAGAGACAACCTTCATGAAAACTGGAAAGATACAGAAATTATCTACTGTTTCTCGAAGGAGGACCAATCTCATATTGTCCATCTGAATAACTTATTTAAAGACTGTGATATCGTACGCTGCGATGATAAACCCAATTGGGAAATGTCTTGTCAACACTGGCACCACATGGCCACGGCTGAATGCGTGATCCGAGCAGCTGTTAAGCACCCTAGCATGTCAGACGAAATTTTTCAAAAATGGCAGTTGGATGTCAGAAACTCTTTCAAGGAAGCGTCAGAAGCCACGTACCGCACATCGAGCGGCAAGATTTTCAAATCCGCGGCTCCTGGCGCCAACAAATCTGGAATTTATATGACAATTGATATGAACTCGATTAACCAACAGCTGACGGATATTATTGTGGCCATACGATTAGGTCTAAAGAATGAGCAGATTATGAAATTCATTTTTGCGGCAGGCGGTGATGACACATTGTCTTACGTCCCGCCGGAGCATCGTGAACAATGGGACAGCAAGTACAAAGAGCTCTGTGAGAGTCTTGGAGTTGAAGTGGGAGAAGCGGAAAAACACCCAGGATTCAATGGTGTTGAGTACTTCAGCCACTACCTCAGATTCAATGGACGCAACTGGACTTATAAGCCTGTCCGATTCACGAAACATATTATGAATTTAATCTACACTGAGGACTCTAGTCTCAGACAAGCTCTCTGCAGCCACATGATCAATCATTGTTGGAGTGAGAGGGGGGAATTTGAATTCTTCTACAACGCATACCTACATTTCCATCGGTTAAATCCTATGGACTTTCCTTTGAAATACCTCAAAGACAAGTTTGAGCTACAGCACAACGTGGCCGGCTTGGAGTAGGTTGTTTATGTCTTGGGATGACTTTAAAAGCATCCGCTTTTGTCGGTTGCGTGTGTGTATATTAGGGTAGGGGTAGGTCGAAAAGAAAATGTCAGATTGGTTCCTTCCATATACTGATGGGTATACTGGACCGTATTACTCAGATGGAAAGTTTCAAAGTAGTGTGGCTAATGGCAAGTCTAAGCCTCGCGGCCGTCTCGGTGAGTATTCTCGCGATCACGATACAGCTTATGCGCTGTGTAACGGAGATCTCAGCTGCAATGATCAGGCTGATAGAGAGTACTTCCGAAAGACTCAAGCGACGGATTGGGCGTATTTGCCAATTATTCCTAGACTCATTGGAGCTCTCCCTCTTGCGGCTCATAACCCTTTGGGACTGTTGGAGGAAGCGTTTTTGAATCGAAAAACTAAAAATAACAAAAATACGAAAACAATGGGCTTATTCGATGATTTGTTGGATATTATGAATCCATCAAGAGTTCGCGAGCGTGAACGGAAAAAGAGAGAACAAGCTGAGAGAGATAAACCTTCTCACGTTAAGAAGAATGTTGAGGAGAAGCGAGAAGTTGATGGCGAACATCCTTTCTGCGCCGCCGACCAGGGATCGATCCGGGAAACTGTGTATCTCCCATTCGGTAGAGATCAACAGCTAAACTCGACTGAGTATGTTGCCAGCGGACGAACTAATTTCCGAGTTCGCCGATTTCATAAAGATAGATTTTAGTTACATTTATACACTTAGATAGCGTAGGTAGGGTAGGGATGATAAAAATGACAAAAGTTAAAACAGCACGAAAACAAAATAAAAATATGAAAAATAATAAAAATAAAAAGACAAAACCTAAAACGAGGCCTCAGACAACAATGGGGCCGGTCACTAGAGTTAACACAGCTCCTGTGGCAATCGGTAACAGTATCCTTGGATCCCAGCCAAATGTAATTCAAACTGCAAATGGCACACGGGTTGTGGGTCGTGATTTTTGCTTTGAATGCAAAGCAACTGTAGCGGCTGTTACTTCTTGGGCTCTTGTAGGAGGTATGCCACTCAGCCCAGCTGTGCTAGTTACCAGCGCAGTAAAGAACTTTGCACAAATGTTTAATAAATTCAAAATTAATAGAATCGCATTCCATTATATAACCAGCTCGCCTACGACTCAGGCAGGGGATGTGATGTTTTATTATGAGAAGGACCGCAATGGTCCATTTATTGACTCATCAAACAATAGTTTCTTACCTTATGTCTTGTCCGATCCGAACACGTTGATTGGACCTCAGTGGATGAACCACTCAGTGATGGTTAGACCCGTCGGCAGTTGGAATTCAACTGACTACGGCATGTCGTCAGACTTAAATGAGGAGACTGATGGGTCGATTTTCCTCTTTAGTAAGACTAATTCGGCTAATTCGCCCGGATATATTATTATGGATTATGACATATCTTTTAAGGAAATGTCAATTAACCCGCGTGCTGGTGTTTTGCCAGTTACGCGTGCATTGTTCAACTACATAACAGTAGGAATTACGACTACTGCTGTTAATACTACTACTGCATTTGCTATACCAATTGCAGGAAGTAATCCGGATGGAACTCCCTCGGTTATGCCTAGCGGAGCCGCTGCAGGTGATATTTACAAATACGTCACCCAGCTGTCGTCAACCATTCTCGTGAATCCAGCTTGGGTCAACGTAGCGGCCGGCACTTTAATTAGTGCAAAGCCTAACTCGACACTGATTGCTCAGGCTGTCGATGATGGTTACACAATGTACGCTCTGTACACAGGCACAGCCCTGGTTTTCTATCCTTCCGTCGAGGCCGCCAAAACTTCCACAAACTGGTATGTTTATGGAGTTTCAGCGACCGTCACATTCACCTTGTGTGGTCTCATTTCCTTAGTTGGAAGTGCGGCTGCAACACAAAGCGCTTATTAAAATATAGCGCTAGTGGCCTAGTCTAAACTGGCCACGCCGTTTAGGGTTCAGCAAATAAATGAGGCATAATTCTACCCTATAAATGCTGATGAAAGGGGCCTTAAGGCAGCAG